GATCAACTTAGAACGTCTTTGGAAGACAAGGACGTCCAAACACAATGTATAGAAGTGGACAAGTGGTGGCAATCTGCGCCATTAGTTAGTCACTATCTGCACACTGATTTCGTACACGAATGGCCTAATCCATGGGAACTTATCTCAGAAAATCATTACTGCAATATAGCACGTGGATTGGGAATGTTCTATACATTGTATTTGTTGGGCGTTAAGGATATTGCGTTTGTTGAAGCAAAAGACTATAATAACGAAGATGTTGCATTAGTCCTAGCGGACAACGCAAAATATGTACTTAATTACTGGCCAAACACGGTAGTAAATAACAATCTACAAGATTTTAAAATCGTCAAACAAGTTGACACACTGCCAATAATTAAAAAAATAGGGTTAAAATGAAGATAAACGTAACAAAACGATCAGGACAAAAAGAGATACTTACACTTGAAAAATGGCAAGCACAGATAGCTAAGATATGCAGTGGAATAGCAGATGTGAGTCAATCTATGATTGAGATTAAAGCTCAACCTCACTTCTACGACGGTATTACTACTAGAGAAATTGACGAGATTACACTGAGAGCGGTAGTAGACCTCATTGATGTAGAATCAAATCCTGGAGTTGGTCATACGAATTATCAATATGTAGCAGGCAAACAGCGGTTGTCAATGTTACGAAAAGATGTATATGGTGAGTATAAAGTCCCTCATCTATATGAAATTGTTAAGACAAACGTAGCTACTGGACTCTACACTAGCGAGCTATTAACATGGTACACTGAAGAAGATTGGAACAGAATGAATGATATGCTAGATCATTCTAAGGACGAACAATACTCTTATGCCGCCATCGAACAACTAATCGAAAAATATCTTGTAAAAAACCGTTCAACAAAGCAAACATATGAAACACCTCAAATTAGATACATGGTTGCGGCAGCAACTGTCTTCCATAAAGAAGAACCGAACTCAGCGAGAATGCGCTATATCAAAGAATACTACACCGCAGCCAGTGATGGTTTGTTCACTCTTGCTACTCCTGTTCTCGCTGGTCTCGGGACTCCTACTAAACAATTTAGTAGTTGTGTACTTATCCGTAGTGACGATGATCTGGACAGCATATTTGCTAGTGGAGAAATGATGGCAAAGTATGCTAGCAAACGTGCTGGCATTGGTTTAGAGATTGGACGATTACGTCCATTAGGCAGCCCTATTAGGGGCGGCGAAATTATGCACACTGGTATGATTCCATTCTTAAAGAAGTGGTTTGGTGATCTACGCAGTTGCAGTCAAGGAGGTATTCGTAATGCAAGTGCTACTGTATTTTATCCCATTTGGCATCATCAGTTTGATGATCTTATTGTACTTAAGAACAACCAAGGAACAGAAGAAACCCGAGTCCGTCATATGGATTATGGGGTTGTGCTTAGTGCTTTCTTCTGGAGACGATTCAAAAACAAAGAAAACATAACATTCTTTGATCCTAATGAAGTGCCAGATTTATACGAAGCATTTTACAAAGACACAACACTTTTTGAGGAGTTGTACATTAAATATGAAAAACAAAAAGGTCTGCGTAAGAAAACAATGGCTGCCGAAGAAGTATTTAAAAGCGGCATTTTAAAAGAACGCACAGACACAGGTCGTATCTATCTAGTATTCATTGATAACGTAATGAATCAGGGTCCTTTTGATCCTGAGTACCAAACAATTTATCAGAGTAATCTTTGCTGTGAAATTTTGTTACCAACTAAGCCCTTTAAAAGGTTAGATGATGAAAACGGTCGAATCGCACTATGTACCCTTGGTAGTATTAATTGGGGTGCGTTCCGTAACCCCGAAGATATGCGCCGAGCATGTCGCATACTACAACGTAGCTTATGTAACATCCTCGACTATCAGGACTTCCTTAGCATCCAAAGTAAACTCTCAAATGATGAGATCCAACCATTAGGTATAGGTATCACTAACTTAGCATACTGGCATGCAAAACGAAACTTTAAGTATGGTGAGAAAGATGCATTGTCCGAAGTTAAGTCATGGATGGAACATCAAGCATATTATCTAACAGAGGCAACTGTTGAACTTGCTAAAGAAAGAGGCAGATGCAGTAAGAGTGATGAAACACGTTATGGTAAAGGTATCTTTCCGTGGGAAATACGTGCTAAAGGTGTTAATGAATTAGCAGATTTTACTCCTGAATTAGATTGGGAATCGTTACGTGCTAACATGAGAGCGTATGGTGTTCGTAATGCTACGTTGATGGCAATTGCACCTGTTGAAAGTTCAAGTGTTGTTATTAATAGTACCAACGGCATAGAAATGCCTATGAGTTTGATTAGTGTTAAAGAATCTAAAGCAGGATCATTCGTGCAAGTTGTGCCCGAATATCACAGGTTAAAAAACAAGTATCAAATGATGTGGGATCAAAAAGATTGTGTCGGGTACCTCAAAACAGCCGCTGTACTAGCAGCCTACGTAGATCAATCTATTTCTACTAACACATTCTACAACCCTGCTCATTTCCCTGACAGAAAAGTTCCAACAACATTGATTGCTAAGAACTTGATGCAAGCCCACATGTGGGGTATTAAGACATTCTACTATAGCTTAATTAACAAAGCAGGAAGCAAATCAAATGAGTTAGATGACGCAATGCCACTACCAACTATAATGGAAGAACTGGAAGAGGATTGCGAGGCCTGCAAGTTATGAAGATAGGCATATACGGAGACAGTTATGCATCGGCTAATAGTAAAGAAGCAGTAAAGTGGTTCGAACTATTAGCAGATAAACTAAAAACTGGCCAACCAATTAAAAAACCATGGTGGAAATTATTTGGTAAAGAGATTGACATTAAACCAGTCGACATTGAACTAACGATATACAGTAGAGCAGGATCTTCTTTTTTCTACACATATCAAAAGTTCTTACAACATCATGCTGATAATGATTTGAATATTGTTTTAGCTACTGGATCAGGAAGATATCCCCATGTTGTTTCTGTACAGAATCGTGATTTTGTAATCACATCTGAACCACATGTAGAACAAATTGTTAAGATGTTGAATGGAAAAATCACAGTAAGTGATATGCGAAAATTAGCAGATGTGAAGGCTTGGTTCAGAGCATCTAAGGGTGAGTTCAACATAACAATGCAAGAATTGATGTTAGAAAAAATAGAAAAACTACATAGTAACACTCTATACTATCCTTGCTTTCCTGATTCTTTTAGTAAAGAAAGATTTAAGAGATACGAGTTAGATCAGAATTTCAATGTCATGCATACTATGTGGCATAGACAATTAGAATTGTTAGGATTATCACCAGATAGCATTGGATTAGCTGAGACTACTAATCTATGTGGTCACTTGGGCCCAGAATTCAACGAGTTTTTCGCAGGAATGCTATATAAACGTATACAAACAGGAAAGTGGGACCATTCCGGACTACTTGACATAACACTAACGAAACCGTTAGAATTTTACTATAAACTAGATTAATATGAGCAAACAACAATACAACCTAACAACTAAAACAGACTATCTTAATCGCAAAATGTTTTTGGATCCAGAAGGTCCAGTGACTATTCAACGATTCGAAGAAGTAAAGTATAATAAACTTGCAAAGATTGAACAGACTGCACGTGGCTTCTTTTGGGTCCCGGAAGAAATCTCTTTAACGAAAGATGCAAATGACTTTAAAGATGCTAGTGAAACAGTCCGTCATATCTTCACTGCAAACTTGTTACGCCAAACAGCATTAGATAGCTTACAAGGTCGTGGACCTGCTCAAATCTTTACACCAGTTTGTTCTATTCCTGAGTTAGAAGCACTGATGTATAACTGGAGTTTCTTTGAAACTAACATCCATAGTCGCAGTTACAGTCACATCATTCGCAACATTTACAACGTGCCCAAGGATGTGTTCAACACGATCCATGACACACAAGAGATTGTTAGTATGGCTAGTAGTGTCGGTAACTACTATGATGACCTACACGTTATTAACTGTCGCAAAGAGGTTGGCGAAGTTGTTACTGAGCATGAACACATTAAAGCTATTTGGTTAGCATTACATGCAAGCTATGCCCTAGAAGCATTTAGATTCATGGTATCATTTGCTACAAGTTTAGCAATGGTCGAGAACAAAATCTTTATTGGCAATGGTAACATCATTGGTTTGATTCTACAAGATGAGTTGTTACATAAAGAATGGACAGCGTGGATGATAAATCAAGTTGTGAAGGAAGATTCTCGCTTTGCCGCAATTAAACAAGAATGTGAAGCTGAAGTTTATCAAATCTACATGGATGTTATCCGTGAAGAAAAAGAATGGGCTGAGTATCTATTCAAGTTTGGACCTGTTATTGGATTGAATGCAAATATTCTTAAGGATTTTGTTGACTACACTGCAAAAGATGCATTGCATCAAATTGGCATTAAGTATCTAGCATCTGCACCTAAGAGTACCCCTATTCCATGGTTCAATAAACATTCTGACACTAGCAAGAAGCAAACCGCATTGCAAGAAAATGAATCGACAAACTACGTCATTGGTATAATGTCAGAAGCATTAGACTATGAATCACTACCAAATATTTAAAAGGAAAATATAATGACAGCAATCGTATGGAGTAAGTATCATTGTCCTTATTGCGACCAAGCAAAGGCACTATTAACACAAAAAGGTATTAAATTCGAAGAACGTAAGATCGGAGATGGGTATACCAAAGAAGAATTGTTAGAAGCAATCCCAACAGCAAGAACAGTTCCTCAAATCATTTTAGATGGTGTACTAATCGGTGGATTCACTGAATTAAAAACAAAACTAACAGAAAGCAACTAATGCAAATCGCACTACAATCAAACGAAGTATACACATTCAAACTTAACTCAGGCGAAGAACTAATCGCTAAAGTAATTCAATCGGGTGGTGATTTTATCATCATTTCAGAGCCGGTTTCTATCGCACCCGGACAACAAGGTCTTCAAATGATTCCTAGCATGTTTACCGCGGATCCGAAGGAAGAATTCAAGCTAAATACTAATAGCATTATTATCATTGCACAAACCGACGATTCTATCAAGGTTAAGTACATTGAAGCAACAACTGGTATTAAAGTACCAGAAAAGAAACTAATACTAGGATAAACAATGGCAGCATTGAGCAGGTTAGGTGATACAAACCAAGTTGGTGGCGCAATCATGCGCGGCGCCGGCTCAGTATTTTGTAATGGAATACCAGTAGGATTACATGTGAGTCAAATAACTCCACATGCTCCTTTTGGCAAGCCGCACCGACCGCATAATGCCGCTACTACCACAGCTGGTAGTCCTTCTGTTATATGTGAAGGTTCTCCTGTTCTCAGAGTTGGATCAGGAAACACATGTGGTCATAGTATAGTTCAAGGTAGCCCGGATGTTAACGTACCATGACAACCCCTAAACAAACTCCTCTAGGAGTAAATGTTCAATCATCGTTATTACAGAATGCAGGGTTTGAAATAAATCCTGTAGCTTCTGCCTTTATGGGTTCTAGTACAACTAATAGTGACTATACCCCGGGTACAGTCGTTTCTGCTACATGTTTGAACCTGCTAACATACGCTATAAATGATGCATACGTTAGAGGTAATGTAACTACAGGTACATATGATGATTTGATAAGCATTGGTAGTAGTGTTTGTGAAGCCTTAGGTAACGCAAAGCCTCCTACTTATGATGCAATTGACCCTAGTGGATTATGGACTACTGCAGGGACGCCTGCAACAACCGGATTTGCAAATGAAGTAAATCCTGATTATCCTGATAATGATATTGGGCAAGGCCAAGAAGCAAGTTGGCTGCCATATGATACAACTAATGTCAATAAGTCTGTAACACAATGGGGCTTTGTCCGTAACTATGCACTTCAAGCTTGGAATGAATTTAATTGGAATGGTATTCCGGATGATTTATCTATGCCTGAGTATAAAGATTTCTTGGGTTCATTCATGGCTAGTCAGTCATATATTGACTTGAATAATACATCTATTCAATCAATGACAGAAAGCACATCGTTCTTAAAGGGAACGTACAGCAACATGAATGACTTATCTAGTGCTGATATAACTGGAGTTAATTTAGCAACACTACAGTTTGGTCAAGACTTGATAACATCAGGCAAAGTAATTGATTTGTCAAAGATTGATAAGTTTGGTTTACCTTCAGTATTGTTTCAAACAATTAAAAAGTTCAATGCAACGTCACAGTCATTGACTTTGGCATTACTGTCTGCTGGATTAACACCAGCAGAGATAGATGGAATCTCTAGTGGTAGAATCTCTAGTGTATCTAAGCAACAAGAGCAACAAATATTTGGTGCATTCTTAGTTATTGTGGGTGTCGATTTAATAGATATCTTAGTACCGTTGAATTGTAAGACAAAAGGATTGAGCACATTAGCAGATTTGTTAGATGTCAAGAAGCTATTCCCTAACAGTTATCAATCATTAACTGTTCCAGTATACAACACCACTGCAGGTCCTACTAACAGTAAGACATATTATCCTATCTTTGAAGGACAAGGAGTAAGTCCTCGACTAATTAGTCCTACAATATCTACTCAAATAGGTACTGCTATACCTACAGGCACACCTCAAATTGGAGTAGCTCCTGCAACTTACACAGTGCAAGGTGATACATCAATACTTGATGAGTCAAGTAGAGTAATTAACGGAAGAGGAGTGTAACATGGCACTAACACCTAATTATCAACTGCCTCCTACAGGATTTGGTTCATATTTACAAGATGCTGTTCCCGAAGACATAGCAGTATCTGCCGGCGCATTTTCAGTTGCAATGCAACAGATTAAGAATATCAAGACAGTTGATATTGAAAGATTTGCACAAGTAGTTACGTCAATTGAAGTAGCAACAGCGGGATTAACTTTAGTTAATGGTACTGATGTTCCAGTAAATACGTCACTTGCAACACAAGGACAGAATATCCTAGCGTTAGGATCGGGTCCTAATGGTGGCTATACTGTTAGCGATTTCTTTGGTTGTATGTCTGGATTACCTTATAGTTGGCAAGAGATGCAGACAAACATACAATCTGCACAAACAACAAAATTAACAAACATATATGACCAATTGTATCTAGCAACCACTTGGGAAGGTGCAACAGTATCAGTGCAATATTCTACAGCAGCCGGCCCATTATACACAATCACCGGTCTTACGATAACTGACGCAGGTGGTGGTTATGGTAGAGGAGGCGCAGTAGCACCTACTATATCTATTGCAGGAGGCTCAAGTGCAACAGCAACATGTACAATAGGTACTGATCCTACTAACGCAGGCTCAAATGGTTCAGGACAATACGGTCGTGTAATTACAGTAACCCTTACATCAGCTGGTTCAGCAACTGGAACTATTCCTACAGCAACTATTCAAGCACCACCTACTGCTACACTAGCAGTTGCAATAGATGGTAGTAAATCAACTAGTGGTATAAACACAGCATCCGGTACAACAGGTTGGCCTGGTATGGATACTGTAGTAGCAGATTACATAACACAAGCAAATACAGAAATTGCTTCAATCGCTAGTTCAAATCCTAATATAGTAAACATATTGAACACTGTTTACAATACGGCAGGTGGACAACTATTGTCAGAACAGCGTACTAGATATGCTGCCATATCACCTGTCACATCACCTAGAGATACGTTCATCAATCAATATCCCACAACGATGGGAATATTTACAGATATGATAGGTACATATGCTGGTTCAACCTATCCACATATGTACGCACAGACATTAGAAGCAATATCAGACTTATCCACAGCAGGTGGACAGAGTGTTGTCGCACTCATGCGTCAAGAACGTAACACTGATAGACTTCAACAAATAGGTATCACACTGGACAATATTATTCCTGTTACGAATGAGAACATGTGCCCAGTGTTAATATCAAACGGTACTGTACCTATTGCTAAAACGGGTATTGATGTAGCAGGTATCAACGGAAACGTAGAAGATCCAGTCACAACTTACACTGTACCGGCAGTATTACAACAAAACTTAAATGGAGTAGTAACCCCAATTCCTCAAGGTTACTACGATCCAAACACAAATCAATACATTAAGTCCAATAATACTTCTTTTGCTCCCCCAATAGAAAGTATTATGAACGTATCTAAGGGTGTGATTACAAACACAAACTTGTTAGGTCCCGAGAACAATGGAACAGGCCCTGCTAGATCAATTTCTAGCACAGCATTGGGTCGTGAATCTATTCAAACAGGATCAAATGATACATCAGTCGGCGGAAGTAATGTAGTACAAATAGAACCCATAGCAGTAGTAACGGTAGGTGCAAAGGTTGCTTCTGGTCAAGGAACTCCTTTAGATACAGGAAAGGCAGAGTTCCCCGGAAGTCTAGCCGGCTCCAAAGCTAGCAACATACTACCTTGTACACTCACTACACCTTACACTTCATCAGTCTTGTTACCATCTACCTTAGATGTTGCACAAGCTATCAATGAAGTGATAAATTGTAACTGTGACTGTTGGGTTGACTAACTCACCAAAATCATTGATATAAATAGCATTTGGTGCTATACTATGTCTATCAGTGAGTATTTTTACCGCTAAAACGGTAACAAACTATGAAAGGAAAGTTGAAATGGATACAACTATAAAAACAGTTAATAGACTTTTGGGTCTATTAATGATCGTAGGCCTAGTCAATATGGTTACGATTTTTAAGCTACAAAGTACTACTAATGCTGGTGGTATTTTGGAAATAGTAAGAGAACACAAGTCTTATGTTTCTGCAAATAATGTAGATAGAACCCTAGAATGTCTTGCTATGAACATTTATAAAGAAGCAGGCAATGAATCATTCGAAGGTAAAGTTGCAGTAGCACAAGTAACCCTTAACCGAGTAGATCATCCAAAGTTTCCAAAAGATATTTGTGGTGTGGTTTACCAAAAGAATGTAATTATGGAAAAAGTCGTGTGTCAATTTAGTTGGTACTGTGACAGTGTTCACAAAGCACGACCTGTTAATAAAGAGTCATACGCCGATAGCTATGCAGTAGCTAAGAAAGTATTACTTGAAGGTTTTAGATTGGACTCGTTAACCGATGCTATCTATTATCATGCTGACTATGTAAACCCACGATGGCCGCATGAACGTATTACAAAAGTGGGTGCTCATATTTTTTACAGGAGTCGTACATGAGTTTTGCAATCAAAGCAATTGAATATTTCAAAGATTTAGTTTATAACAAATTGGGTAAAATGTCAGCCGAGACTCTCGGTTGGTTAGCTAACATTTCACTACATTGTGCTACTATACCATCTTTCTTTGCACTGATGACAGGTATCACAGACAAACCCCCGGCAGTTGACTTGGTTCTTATGATCTGGGCAACACTTGGTCTATTGTTCTTCCGTGCAGTGTTATTGAAAGACTTGCTCAATATCGTAACAATTGGTGTTGGCTTCTTGCTTCAAGCAACCGCAATGGCATTGATATTTTTTAAGTGAGTGTATAACTATTAAATACTTCACTAAGGAAAAAAATGAGTTATTTATTTACAAGTGAGAGTGTGTCAGAAGGACATCCGGACAAAGTTGCTGATGCAATCAGCGATGCAATTTTAGATTTGATTATGGCTAACGAGGATCCTACACAACGTTGTGCATGTGAAACATTAGTAACAACTAATCAAGTGGTTGTCGCCGGAGAGTACAAAGGCTCATTACATGAACTTCAAGTTGACAGTGCGATTCGCCGTGTTGTTAAAATTATTGGTTACGAACAAGAGGGCTTCGATTGGCGAAAGCTAACAGTTACTAATCTATTGCATGGTCAGAGTGCTGACATTGCATTAGGTACTGATAACTTTGGCGCCGGCGATCAAGGCTTGATGTTTGGTTATGCATGTAATGAGACAGAGACACACATGCCAAGTGCTATCTATTGGTCGCACCGCATTGTAGAAAAACTATCTGAGTTACGTAAGCTAGGTGGACAATATGGATGGTTAGGTCCTGATGCTAAAAGTCAGGTTACATTTGAGTATGACGACAATAACAAACCAAAGCGAATTGCTAAGGTCGTTTGCTCTACGCAACATAGTGCAGACGTTGATATTATTGCAGTACGCAAAGCGGTAGAAGCAATTATACGTACAATCTTACCGAGGAATTATGTAGATGACACTACTGAGTTTTTTATTAATCCTACTGGGCGTTTCGTTATTGGTGGTCCTGATGGCGACACTGGCCTTACTGGAAGAAAAATTATTGTGGATACCTATGGTGGTTATAGTGCCCATGGTGGCGGCGCTTTCAGTGGTAAAGATCCTACCAAAGTAGATCGTAGTGCCGCATACATGATGCGCTACCTCGCTAAGAATATCGTAGCAAGTGGTAAAGCAGATTGGGCTACTGTGCAAATCAGTTATGCAATCGGTCTATCACAACCTATGAGTTTCTATGTTGAAACTGCCGATGCCGCACAAGGTCGTGACTTAACTAAATGGATTCAAGACAACATTGATTTGACACCTAAAGGTATCATTGATCGTTTCAAACTTTTCAGACCTATCTATAGCAACACTACTAACTATGGTCACTTCGGTAAACCCGATCTACCATGGGAATCAATTAATTTATTCTAATGAACTCTAGTCCAGAACGAGGCACATTTCATATTAATAACGCTCTCAAAAATGTAGAAGAAGGAACCAAAACTGCTGAAGATGCAGAAGGGTTAATCGACTTCTACAAATCTTGGGAGGAAAGACGCCGCGAGTTAGAACAAACTGACGAATGGCGTAATAACAATATGGAGTATGACCTCCGTTCTTGTAAGTGGATTTGCGACAAAGCGAAAGCTAGTGAAGCATACGCACAAAACTTGTATGCCGCAATCTGCAATAATGATTTCACGAAGAATGACGTATGGCCTATACTACAAGGTCAAACATGGAGTGCTAGTTGGCGCAGTGCTGGTGGCATCGTAGCTAACATGGTTGAAGAAGGTGATTATATTGATTGGTATTGTTCTGGTATCACTGGTGAAGTTAGTGATGAAGAATACCAAGATATGACTGAGAAACAACAAGAGAGATACACGTATCTAAAAACTCATTTTGTACCTGAAAGTCAAGTCACTGATGAGATTCGGGAAGACCTACTCAAGTTAGGTTGGTTGGTCGTTCCTGTCACCGAATAAATACTCTAAAGGAGAGTACATATGGCGTATTCAGAAAAAGTAGTAGATCACTATGAGAACCCTCGAAATGTAGGATCTTTTGAAAAAGGTGATGAAGATATAGGTACAGGTATGGTCGGTGCACCTGCATGCGGTGACGTTATGAAACTGCAAATTAAAGTCGATCCAACAACAGGAATTATATCAGATGCCAAATTTAAGACATATGGGTGTGGGTCAGCGATTGCTTCAAGCAGTCTTGTCACAGAATGGGTTAAAGGCAAAACTCTCGACCAGGCAGCAACAATTAGAAACTCACAGATCGCAGAAGAACTCAGCCTCCCCCCAGTCAAAATCCACTGCTCTATCCTCGCAGAAGATGCGATAAAAGCCGCAGTAGACGATTATAGGAAGAAACACAATGGCTAATGAGCTTGCAAAGTACCTTAATTCTAAACGTAGATACAAAGATGAAGTCGCCGTACAGAAACAAGTTAAGATTGCTAAAGCACATGGTTTAGGACTTCACGATAAAGCTATCAAAGAGCCACATCGTTTAATAAAACACCATGCTATGGATTGCGGTAATCCTGATTGTTATCTATGTGGTAATCCACGCAAGACACATAAAGACAAACTGACAGCACAAGAGAAACGTTTATTTCAGGATACTGAAAAAATAACAGATAAACACAGTAACGGACTGAAACCCACAGAAGATTAATTCACCTTTTTCTTTGTATAAATATCACTGAGTATGTTATACTCACAGAGACTATTACACACAAGGAGAAATTATGAAAACAGTCGGAGATAAATTAGAAAAATTTGCAGTCACAGGCGTCAAGCCCGGACAACCAGAAGATGCTTTCTACACTATTACAGACCAAAGCTTTGCAGGCAAGTGGAAAGTAATCGTGTACTATCCAAAAGATTTTACATTCGTTTGCCCAACAGAAATCGTAGCATACGATAAGTTGACACAGGACTTTGCAGACCGTGACGCAGTATTGCTCACAGGTTCAACAGACAATGAGTTCTGTAAAGTAGCATGGCAGACAGCACATGCTGATTTGAAGAAAATCACACATCACCAATTTGCTGACACACAGCGTGGTGAGTTTAGCTTGATTGAACAACTTGGTGTATTTTACGCTCCAGCAGGTGCGGCATTACGTGCAACATTCATTGTTGACCCAAACAATGAAATCCAGCACGTTACAGTCAACAACTTGAACGTTGGTCGTAGCCCAGATGAAACATTGCGTATTCTTGACGCATTGCAAACTGGTGAACTATGCCCATGCTCACGCCCAATCGGTGGTGAGACACTCTAATGTCTCATTTGGTGGCAAATTTACCACCGGTGCATTGTTATATTCGCCGTGAGTTTCTTTATGATTTTCAAAAGGGCCACGGTGAGTATGAACCTTGTATATGGGTCAGTGTAAAAAGTCTACGCAGTCAGGCATTTAGAATAGAAGCATACTTACCTAGGTACGGTGCTTTGTATGATAAGTTGCCGCTACATGCATATGTAAGCAGAAACAAAGATTTAGATCCAGCTAAGTTTTTAGATTTGGATACACTACAAATTTGGGACTGCTTTAGCTATGATTTTACAATCATTCAAAAAGCATTCTTGCGTAATCTGAGTTGTAAATTTTATGCCAAAGATAAAAACTTCTATCAAGGCAACTATCTTTTCACAGTAGATCATAGTGCTCCCGACCTAAACATCATTGATACAAGCTATGCAGAATGGCCCGAGGATCATAAGAGTTTCAACTTCATTGAATTAGAAAACGGGCAATATGCGGCACAGCCTAATAATCGTTGTATATTCTTAGACGCAGCCAGCAATCCAACGGAACTGTTATTCCCGGACTTTAAAGTAGCTACTAAAAAATATGTAGTAGAGACTAATCCCAAATGGGCATTAGGTGACACAAGTACAGTAATGTACGAATAGGAAATTAAATGTTAGAAACAATCTGTGATACAATGGTAGAAGCTTACCGTCGCAACTGGATTACTAGTCGTGATGGTAATGTAAGCATACGTCACCATGACCGAGATCATTTTTATATTACTCCGAGTGGTGTGCGTAAACAAACCATGCAACCTGACCAGTTCAAGAAGATTAAAATTCATGGATTGTTATGGACGGATGAATTCTACACTGATATTAGTGCTAATCTCAAACCTAGCGGAGAGATTCCATTGCACTTTGGTCTACAGAGAGCGATGGGACAGCATAGTAATGATGTCCGTGTAGTAATGCACTTTCATCCTACATATTGTGTTGCGGCAATGCACGCCGGTATTGATCTATCAACAATCGTTAACGATTTTCCTGAATTAAGTCGCTACACAAAAGTTGCACCAAATGTGCCGGATGTTCCTCCCATCAGTCAAGAATTAGCAGATGAATGTCATCGTAACTTAGAATTAGATGATTACGGTAATATTGCTTATGACATTGTAGGAATTAAAGGTCACGGGGTCGTTTCAGTTGATACTAGCCCATGGAGAGCATTTGAACATATTGAACGATTGGAGCACATTTGCCAAATCGTATTAGCATCAAGGAAATATTAAAATGTTAGACTGTTTAATTATTGGAGACAGCATTGCAGTAGGCACACATATGGCTAGACCAGAATGTATTGCCTACGCTAAGGGTGGGTGGAACAGTTGGCAATGGAACAAAGACTATTTGGCTAAGGCATCAGCACAGCCCGCTAAAACTGTGATTATTAGCTTAGGTGCAAACGATCACAAGGGTGTAAAGACTGAACAAGAACTACGCAAGATGCGTGAAGCAATCAAGGGCGAGAGGGTGTTTTGGATCGATCCTGGCCAGGATCGAAAGCCTGTTCCGCATGACGCTATGACCCGAATCGCAAAAGAATACGGAGATATAATTCTGCCGCGCCCAAAAAATCATATGAGTGCTGATGGTATTCATCCTACAGGTCGAGGCTACAAAATGTTAGGAGAACAGACAAAATGAACTTTTACGATTATAAATGAAGCGTATATTTGTTAATGGTACTTTTGATGTACTTCATTTAGGTCATTTAGCTATGTTAAATTTTGCTAAATCATTGGGCAACCACCTAGTTGTAGCGATTGATTCAGATGAACGAGTTCGTAAACTCAAAGGATCATCAAGACCCATCAACAATGTTGTTGAACGTAAAGTTATGTTAGAGAATCTTAAAGCGGTAGATCAAGTAGAAATTTTTGACACCGATGAAGATTTGATTAATATAATAAAGACCTGTGATATCATGGTCAAGGGCGGCGACTATAAGACATTACCAATTATTGGTAAAGAATATGTTACCGTTGTTTTATTTGAAAGAATAGATGAGTACTCTAGCACGAAAAAGATTCAACATATTATTGATCGGGGATAATTGTAAGGACACGTATATCTACGGTGTCGTAACACGACTTAGTCCTGAAGCCCCTGTACCAGTGTTTCAACCTAATACTGAGATTGTTCTAGAGGGCATGGCAGGTAATGTTGCTAGAAATCTAGAGGCATTACATTGTGAGGTTAAGTTTCATTACAGTGATATTAGCGAAAAGAAAAGATTAATTGACGAACGCAGTAAGCAACATCTAATCCGTATAGATAATGATGCTAAATGCACACCCATTCTTGGGTCGTTCGTAGACGTTAACGAACTCAATACATATGATGCAGTTGTGATTAGCGACTATAATAAGGGCACTGTCCCTACATCATTGATTGAATGGGTTAGAAAAGAATACAAAGGTCCTGTGTTCATTGACACAAAGAAAACTGACTTGGCTAAGTTCAATGGTTGCTATGTAAAAATCAATCAACTAGAAAAGAATATGGCAAAGACATTACCCGATGATGAGTGGCTAATTGTCACAAAGGGGGAGAAAGGTGCAGAGTATTTAGGACACACCTTAGCTCCTGATCTTACTGACGATGTGATTGACGTTTGCGGTGCCGGGGACACATTCTTGTCTGCATTAGTTTACCGTTACTTAGACACTAAAGATATTCGCAAGGCAATTATGTTTGCTAATAAGGCGGCAGGAATTACAGTACAACACGTAGGAGTATATGCTCCTAAACTAGAGGAGTTAATACCATGAGTAGATTAGAAGGTTATGTAGAAAAAGGTTGGGGACATGAGCTTATCTTTGCAACAAACGAATTGTATTGTGGCAAGGTTCTCAAGTTCAACAAAGATGCTAAATTCAGTATGCACTTTCATAGTGAAAAAGATGAGACTTGGTTTGTATTAAACGGTAAGTTCAAGGTCAGGTATATTGACACAAAAGACGCAACAGAGCATGAAGTTATATTGAATCCTAACGATGTGTGGAGAAACAAACCATTGTTTCCACATCAAGTGATTTGTTTAGAAGAGGGTGCTATAATTGAAGTCTCTACGCCTGATAGCGTGGAAGACAATTATAGAGTGTATAAAGGAGATAGTCAGAAATGAAAGTGTATATGGTTGATATAGATAACACTATTTGTATAAGCAATGGTAGTGATTATGCAAATAGCAAACCTATGATAGAACGTATTGAAAAGATAAATGAATTGTACAGTCAAGGTCACAAGATCATTTATTGGACAGCCCGTGGCGGTAATAGCGGCATTGACTGGACAGATAAAACACATAGTCAATTAGCAGCCTGGGGCTGTAGATATGATGAAATTCGTATGGGAAAGCCTCCCTATGATGTATGGGTAGATGACAAGGCTATTAACTCTGAGGATTTCTTCAAGTGAAAATTTTATTAACAGGACATAAAGGCTTTATTGGCTCTAACATGCTTAACGCATTGAAAGATCACGAAGTCACTACATTCGAATGGGGTGATTCGTTGCCTAGTGTCGAAGGACATCAATGGGTCATTCATATGGGTGCTAATAGTTCTACTACTGAACGTGATATTGAAAAGATTATGCACCAGAACGTTGACTTCAGTGTGTGGTTACTAAATCAGTGTATTAAGCATGGTGTAGACTTTCAATATTCAAGCAGTGCTAGCGTATATGGTATGCGTAAAGAAAATTTTGCAGAGACTGAACCTGTTGACCCTCGTAACCCTTATGCCTGGACAAAGTACTTGTTTGAACGTCACGTTAACAATATTGACCCTAAGAAGCTTAATAACATTCGCATTCAAGGTTTCAGATACTTTAATGTCTATGGTCCCGGTGAAGATCACAAAGAAGGTCAAGCAAGTCCTCACCACACATTCACTAGACAAGCAAAAGCAACTGGTATTATAAGACTGTTTGAAAACAGCGAGAATTATAAACGAGATTTTGTACCTGTAGAACTAGTAACAGATTACCACCAAAGATTCTTTGACGTAAAAGAATCTGGTGTGTGGAATATAGGTACAGGAAAACCTGTAAGTTTTGAGCAAGTAGCACGAAACATTGCAGAACAATACGGAGCTAAGATAGATTATATCCCAATGCCCGCAAAACTCAAAGATAGTTACCAAACTTATACATGTGCAGACATGTCAAAAACACTAACAAGCTTACAAAATAAAGGAGAATAAAATGGAAGCAATTGCATCAGTACCCCCAATTACCATTGGTGGCAATTGGGTAGATCAAGTTAAAGATAGTATCCCTGACACAGCAAAAGATATTCGTTTGAACCTGGATAGTGTTATCAATCGTAGTCCGTTTGATCCAGTAGATACACACGCAATCGCATACGTGTCTGCATTGGCTTCAAGTAATGGCGGTCTAGCATTTGAGATTGAAATGAACGGTCCATTGTTCAATGACGAAGTAGCACGTGAGGCAGCAAAGACCGCGGCCGCATTGATGGGCCAAAACAACGTATGGTATCCATTCGTTGAAATGTGTGATGATCCTGAATTAAAGGGATTGCCTGCAGGCCTACGTATGAACGCATATGCTAACAACGGTGGCACAACTAAGAAGCAATTTGAAATGTACACCTTAGCCGCAAGTATTATCGGTAAGTGCCACTTCTGTGTTAAAGCACACTATGAAGCATTGAAGAAAGAAGGCTTGACTGTGCAACAGTTACAGCACATTGGTAAGATTGCGGCGACTATCAACGCAATCGGCAAAGTAGCTATTTGATACCGATAATCATATATCGTTCATAGCCCCAATCATCATAATTGATTGGCAAAGTACCCGCAAACTTTAAATGAGTTAGCGGGTATTTTTCTATGAACGACTCATATGTTGGGCTAGGATTATTGACGTACCAAGGATAACCACTGTCTACTATGTTACTGGACTGAATACAGACTAATGTGCCGGCTGTAATGTTATCAAACCAAATACTAGAGTCCATATGCTCACAGCTACAGTTAATAACAACGTCAAACCCCTGACTTGACACTGTGTTTGCATCTCCCACTTCGTGTCGCATTATGCATTCAATGACTGAATAACTATTGATCTTGTCTGCGGCAGCAATAGCTTCACTATCAATATCAATGCCTTTAATCTGTCTGTAAAGTTTAGGTTGTCTGGACATCATTATAAATCCAGTAATATCAATCCAACACCCTAGAATCATTACGGTAGCGTCTTGTAGAACATTAGGCTCTAGGTTCTCACAGAGCCATATCTTGCTCTTAATCTGCCCGTGACTAAAGCTATCAGTATCAATCATGATGATTAAAACTTCCAAACATCCTCAAACTGTTGTCCAAAGAAATTAGAATAAGGAAATCTCACACTTAACACTAGTCTGTTAGTAGGTTTGTAATTATCGATTCCATGAACAATATCAGTTCTAACAAATGTAGGACGATCTATAACAGTTGAGTCTATTTTTTCTAATTTAGTAAAGTCTATGACTTTACTAGCCGGAATATTTTCAAACCCGTAATGTCCGTTATCAAAATTATTATCTGGACAACTATACCAATCCATTGTAGTGTTCTCATATCCGGATATAGGTATGTTTAACCCAATAGGTGATCTAAAAGTACTGACACCATCGGCATGTGGTTGTAGACTGCTATTTGGTGGAGTTAGATAAAATCTACAAAATCTAATAGAAATTTTCTTCTTACTTTCAATAAAGTTATAGAACGTAGGTGTGTTTTGTTTAAACCAAGTATAAGGTTCTCCCCAGTATCTTGTATTTTGTATAACTCTGTTCATTGATGCTAATTCTAATTCTACTCGCATCTGTTCAAAATTATCAACCTCTAATTTTTTATACAGCAACATTTATTAACTCTCCGTTAAAATGCATTTCTCTAAGGGTGCTGTATGAATGATTCTTAAATCCTATAGATAGCATTAGTCTTTCTTTTTCAGGATTTTTATTTTCTATACCGTGCGGCTTCATAACATTAAGCAGAGTAAAGTTATTTGTCTTATATCCTATAGGTTCTAGTGTCTTGTTTATATACATGTAAGACTGAAACCCTACAGTTTCTTCAAATAAAGGCATGTTAATAGATGCGATTCTAAAAACATCAGTATGGATAGGATAAATTCCTAGTGGGGGAGTTTTTAAAAATCCACAGCACGTAAAAGGAGCATTTATTAGTTTAGAAAGTTCTGTTCTTAAAAAAGAACTAGCATCACAACGCAACACCTTTGCAGGACTCATGTAATAGTTTTCAGCAACAGATGCCTCTTCATACATTAACGATAGCAGATGTTTAGGTGAGTAATCTAGATTCAAATAATAATCGTCTAACATTTAATAGTAGTCCAGTCAAATTCAAAGTTTTTGTCAAGCTTTTCGTATATAACCCACTGCGGGGTGTATTGAATCATTACAAGGAATAGAACTTCTTCTACACCGGTGTAGAACATATGCTTTGGTTCTCTGTTATTGATTCTGTTGTTCTTCTCACCCAATCGATTACGTTTGAAGATTTCTATGATGTTTTTATTGTAGTCATTGAATGAAAGTGCTACCAACTTAACTTGTCGTTCTATGCACCATTTTTTATGTTCTACTAATAGATAGTCCCTATGTAGTGACAAATGACGATAAGTTTGGTCAACCCAAGTTCTGACGCCTGCTAATGCAATGTCACTATTGAAATCACTTATATAAACTCCACCACAGGCGGCTATTTTGTCACCGTCAAACAAGACAAAGAATTCTCCGTTTACTCCGTTGAACCTGTTAGTGTTCTCTAGTATGTAGGGAAGCGTATGCTGATTATTCACATCGTCACTCCACATATTTGATGACGATTGTTTGTCATGCAATAATGATTGTTCCTTGCAAAAAGTAAGGAACTGTTGTTTATCTATTGATTTGTAGGTCTTTATTTGCATGGGCGTATTCTTGTAAGATAAATATTTATATGTTTTCATCCAATGCCCAAACAATTACCAAAATTCAAATGATTACCGGATTGTTGTCAATAGCCGGGCTATTTTATTTCGACTTTACTCTGTCAAACGTTATCTTGCTACTTGTTAGTTTCTACATTTACAGTGTTATAGGGGTTGGCTTAACACTACACAGATACTATTCACATAAATCATTTGAATTTAGATTTGAATTTATGAAATGGATATGTACATTTATTGCAATACTATCCGGACGAGCTAGTATCCTAGGATGGGTTTATGTTCATAGATTGCATCACGCACACTCTGACACTGAAAAGGACCCGCACGGCCCCGGCAACATTGGATT